ATGACTACCCCCCAATCCCCGCCACCCCTTACTCTGTACTACCTTGGCAAACCCATCCGCCTGCACCTCCACCCCCATACCTGCTGTTTCCACGGCGACGACATCCTCCAGCTATTCGGCCCACGCCTGCGCCACCGCCTGCAACAAACCCTCCAGCAACACACTTTCTGCCAACACCCACAACACGACAAGCCGTCACAATACTGGCCGGAAAACACCCTGCAACACCTACTGCGCCAATGCAGGCGCCCAGCCGCACAACGGCTGTGCCACTGGCTGAACCGCCAAATCCTCCCCGTCCTGCACCAACGCCCAAGCGACGCACCATGCCACGACCAGGCACTGGCCATGGCTGCCGAAGCCGGGCAGCAAATCAGCCATGCCGTATTACGCGCAGTGGCGGAGCAGGGGCCGGGCTGGCAGTACGGCCATTGGCTGCTGACACTGCACTTCACCCCCAACCACGTCAGTCGTCACGCCCATGGCCGCTTGGTGACGCTCAATAGTCAGGCCACGCCCTTGCAGGCGCTGACGCAACATATTGCCGCACCGGGCGGGCTGGCCAGCAGTAATTCAGAATTACTGCGGCTGGCTGTGGCCTGCCATGAGCTGTTGGCCAAGCGGCTAAGCAAGCAAGCGTGGCGGATGGAGGCTGCAGAAGGCAGCGCACCAAAGCCAAACTGAAACCGGGCAGCCGCAGGCCATGCTTGCCGGGGTGGCCTTGGAGGTGAAGGAGGGCTTGGCCAGGCAAGCCCTCTTTCCCGCCCGCCGCGCGGAAGCGGCATGTAAATCATCATCCGCGTGAGCGGATTCTTGCCCTTTGTGCATCAACAGCGGCCCTTAAAAATCAAAGACAAAGACAACTTCGCGGGTCTCGCCCCGCCGTCGAGTGTGGTGTGCTGAGTTTAATTGCACAGGAGAAAGACGGCGGGACGAGATGGGATGACGCGGGACAAGTCGCGCCAGGCAAGCGTTTCAGCCAAAAATCAGAGCTGAAAGCACTGCGTTAACATTTTGCGAAGAAAAACCATTGATTGAGCCAAGGACGGCTCTTTTAGCAGATTATTTGCACTTGCATCAAGTCGATACATAACACGTATAGCTACTACTAGTTACAGCTGACGGCCGAACCAGACCACACGGCCTATTACAGCAAAGTCACCTCCTGGTGCGTTGGTATCCACAACAAAAGGGCTATACGCCTCGTTGGCACTTTTCACTTCAATCCGGCCGCCTATTAGCTTCTGAACTCGCTTCACTAGCAGGTCACCATCTATCCGCAGTACATACAACCCGCTGGTCGGTGACGTGTCTGCATGATTCACCAGGATGACATCCCTGTCATTCAGCACACCCTCCATCGAGTCGCCCTTCACGGACAGCACTGATAGGTCTTTGGGGTCAATTCTCAGGTAGTTATCAATCCAGTAGCGACGGAAAGATATGGAGAACATGGGCTTTTCGCCAGCTACCGCCGCGCCATGGCCTGCTGCAGCTCTTAGGTTGTAGCGAGGGATGAAGACGAACTCAGAAAGGTCGACTGGATTGCCCAGCGTATCGCAACAAATGTGCGGCACCGGAGCATCTTTTGTAGCCTGGTGCAGGTTGGCAGTGCCGCCCTTCATCTCCGGGCCTGTCCCTTCGAGAAGCCATAGCAATGATGCGCCGGTCAGTTGCGCAAAGCGAACCATGAAGCTGGATGGAGGATCGCGCTGATCATTTTCGTAGTTCTGAATGGTAACTACGGATACTCCTAGCTTTTCAGCTATTGCTGGTCGCGATTCGTGCAAGACGTCATCGCGGATGAAGCGCATTCGATTCCCAAGCGTTTCTTTCATACATCACTCACAAGAAACGAATGAATAGCATCGTAAAAAACAACAAACATTCGATTCTCTTTAACGTGCTGAAAACAAACAAACTTTCCGCACAACGATACAAATGCATCGCAAAAAGAAATCGAATGAGAAACGAATGCTATTGATTCAAGATACATTCGTTGCTAATCTGTGTTCACCTAATCACCGCAAGAGATTAAGAAATGAGCACATCCGCAACCCAAAAAAAACCCGCCGAGGATTGGCACCGGGCGGATATCGTGGCGGCCGTTCGTAAAGCTGGATGGTCTCTTCGCAAGCTGTCTATCGGGGCTGATTTGAGCCCTAGTGCATTGAACAATGCGCTCGATAGACCGTGGCCGAAGGCGGAAAAAATCATCGCTGCCGCCATCGGCGTTGAGCCGGAGACCATCTGGCCGAGCCGCTACGCTAAGCGCCATTTTAAGCCAGTTTTCCCAACCATTTCTCCTTCGCCAGTAAATACCCCCGCAGCATCGCGGCGGACTGTTGCAGCTGTCGAGTAAATCGTAGCGGCGCCGACAGAAAATCGCCACCGCGCCGATGCTCACGCAGGAGTAAATGCCCATGAGAAACCACAGCGGGAAATCCCGCAGACCTACCAGCCTTACCGAGGCATTCGATCTTGATGAGGCCAACGCCCTGAAGGCACACCGCCGTCCGCGCAAGCAGATGGAAGAGCTGATGGGTACCAACCGCTCTACCTATGCCCGCTGGGTGTCCGACTGCGAGATGCCTGCCGGCCGCTTGCTGCAGTTCTCGGTGTTGTGTGGCTCGGCCAATGTCATCGAGTACCTGGCTATTGCCTGCGGAAAGCTGGTTGTCAGTATCCCGACTGGCAAAAAGGCTAAGGCCAGCGACCTGGGTGAAATGCAGGCCAACTTCGGCAAGGTTGTGATGCTCCTGGAGCAGTTTTACCGGGGCCAGTCCGATCTTCCAGAAACCCTTGGCGTACTGAATGAGGTGCTCTCGCAGGTGGCGTACCACCGCGAGAACGTCATCAAAACCGGCCAGCCGGAACTCGAACTGTTTGAGGAGTGAGGCTGCGCATGAAAAACCAGATTTTATTGGCCATGCACAAGAAGGCATTTAGTGCAGCCGGAGAGATGCCTTTGCACTGCCGGGAGGTAATTCAAAGTCAGAGCGGTCTTTGGCTGGAAATGGGAGTGCCATTTGATGAAGCAAAAAGATCGCTACAGCAACAGTTTCCTGATCTGGGGAGAGACCTTCGGGAAGAGGCATAACAGGATTCTTTGATAGCTCGTTGGCAAGGCAAACCGTAATCGCCTGCTGATGCCGTTCAAGCAGAACGCGCCACGCCCCGGCAGATAGGTTGTCCCATGAACTGAATGGTTTGGTAGCAAGGCATTCGATAGCAGCATCAGCTTCCTTGCAGAAGGTTACATCAAATGGAAGTGAGCGAATTTGGTGGATGTTCTTCTTGAATTTGCTGTTTAGGGGCCAGAGGGCCTCAACGGCCCGCCACCCAGAAACTGGCATAGCCGTCAGATCATCCAGGGGCTTGCCCAATGATTGCTCAATAAATTTTTTGAACAGATCAAATTTTTCCATGAGGGTTCTCCAATGAAAGTTTATGACATGCAAGTTGGTAGCCTGCATCTCCATTCTACCCAGATTGGCAGAGCCCTCGCCCAACAAGGAGGCCGGGCATGAGCCAGGTCGAACTCAAAACCCACTACAGCGCAGCTGAACTGGCAGAAATGAAACTGCCTGCCATGCCTGGAACGCCACAAAATGTACTTGCGGCAGCCAAAAAGAATGGTTGGGTTGCCAGGAAACGCTTATCAGGAAAGGGGCTGGAGTATGCCTTATCCAGCCTTCCTGACGCAGCTGTCCGTGCCATCAAGGACCGCCTGGTCAAGTCGATGGTTGCCGCGCCAGTAGTCTCTGTACCTGCGTTGCCGATGAAGGCAGCACAGATGGAGCTGGCCCTGACTAGCCGTCAGCAAACTGTTGAAGGTGCCCGCAAGGGTGTACTGGTTGCTATTGAGCGCCTGATGGCAGGCTGCGGTGTCACCCGTGAAGCTGCTATTCACACCCTACTGACCCAGGCAAAGGCCGGTACTTTGGACCCGCATCTGGAGCGCATGCTATGTGCTGCCCATGATGGCCGGGGCCGCAAGGGTGACAGCCCATACCCCTCTGTACGCAGCATCAAAGGCTGGCGTGCACTGGAAAAGCAAGGGCAGCTTGCCCCCAAAACTGCTGTCAGCACCGTACTGGAAATCCCTGCCTGGGCTAAGTCGTTCCTGACTTACTGGCAGCTGCCGTCAAAGCCGAGTGTTGCGCATGCCTATGAGCAGTTCCAGCGCGACTGGACTGACAAGGCTGAGGATATCCCTTCGGTGCACCAGGTACGCCGATTCATCGGCAAGTTAGGGAACGTTTCGAGGGAGGTCGGCCGCATGGGGCCGCGTGAGATGAAGAACATCAAGCCCTTCATTCGACGTGATATCTCCCTGCTGCAGCCAAATGACGTGTGGACAGCCGACGGCCATACCTTCGATGCCGAGGTGCAGCACCCGATGCACGGTCGGCCATTCCGCCCGGAAATCACTGCCATCATCGACGTGGCCACCCGTCGCATCATCGGCTGGAGCGTGAGCCTGGCTGAATCCGCCTTGGCTGTGCTCGATGCCATCACTCACGCAGTGACCCGCGAGGGTTTGATGGCCATCTTCTATGTCGACAATGGCTCCGGCTACAAGAACGACATGCTGCGCAATGAGTCGACCGGGATCATAGGTCGTCTTGGTGTCGATATGCATTTTGCCCGCCCTTACAACTCACAAGGAAAGGGTGTCATTGAAAGGCCTTGGAAGTCCGTCTTTGTCCGGGCCGCGAAAGAGTTGCCCAGCTACATTGGCGCAGATATGGACCGCGAGGCCAAGTTGAGTCAGTTCAAGATCACCCGCAAGGCCATTAAGGCTGGCGGGAGTGTGAGCCTGATCAGCTGGCCGCAATTCATCGCATTCATCAATCAGCACATTGCCGACTACAACGCCCGGCCTCATCGCAGCCTGAATGGCATCAGCCCGGACATGAAACTGGCCGAGTTTGTTGCCATGGGCTGGGAACCGACCCGGCTGCAGCCCGGCGAGGAAGCCTACCTGTTCCGGCCTCAAGTCGAGCGCACCATCAATCGCGGCGAAGTCTCGGTCTTTGGTAACCGTTACTTTAGCAACGAACTGAAAGAGTTCCATGGTGACCGCCTGCGCATTGGTTATGACGTTAACGACGCTGGCCAGGTCTGGATCTATGCCGATGATGGCAGGCTTATTTGCACTGCTGAGTGGAATGCCAACGTCCGCAGTTACTTCCCAGTGTCTGTGATTGAGCGGGCCAAGGATCGTCGTGCTGCCGGTCGCATGAGTCTCCTTCAGGGGCACATGGACGAAGTCCAGGCTGAGCGCCGAGGCCAGCCAGCCATTGAAGCCCAGCAGGAAATCGTTATCCCTGGGCTGATCAGTGGCACCCGTGAGCAGCTGGCGGAAGCTGCAGCGCTGGCCCGTGCCAAGCGCCAGCCGCAGACCATGGAGGCTCCTGCCTTGAGGGTGATTGATGTTGAACCGATACCCGCGCCCAGCAATGTGCTGAGCCTGCCGGATACCCCGGATGCCCGTTACCGCTATTTCTGCACCCTGCGTGACCGCCACCAGCGTGGCGAACCGCTGGGTGAGCGTGAACTGGACTGGCTGCTGAATAAATACGTCCGTACCAACGAATACCGAACCCTCAGCCAGCGCTGAGCCATGAAAAACAGGAGCCTAAACGTGAACCGCATTGCACCGATTGCCAACCTTGATCTTGTCAGCATTGCTATGAGCAAGCTGATTCACCGCCAAGACAGCCTGCCTGGCCTGGGCGTGTATTACGGTCCCAGCGGCTTTGGCAAAACCACCACCATCGTGGCTGTGGCCAATCAAACCCGCGCTTACTACGTGCAGATGCGCAGCGCTTGGGGCAAGAAGGCGCTGCTAGAAAAAATTGCCTTTGAAATGGGTCTGCGCCCGGCTTCCACCGTGGCCGCGAATCTGGACCTGATCTGTGAGCAGATGTCGACCAGCCAGCGCCCGCTGATTCTGGATGAGGCTGACCATGCAGCATCCCGGCCCGGCATGGTCGAGCTGTTGCGCGATATCTACGAAGGCAGCCAAGCACCGCTGATGCTAGTTGGCGAAGAAATGCTGCCCAACAAGCTGAAGAAGTTTGAGCGATTCCATGGCCGCGTACTGGCATGGGTGCCTGCTCAGCCGGTCACCATGGATGACGCCATGAAGCTGAAAACCATCTACAGCCCGGATATCGCCATCGCTGATGACCTGATGGCGTATGTCGTCGAAATTGCCCACGGATCAGTTCGTCGACTGTGCATCAACCTGGTGGATATTCAGGATTACGCCATGCTGCACGGCCTAGACAGCATCAACCGCGCTGAATGGGGTAATCAACCTCTGTATACCGGCGACGCTCCGAGACGGGGTTAATCATGACCACGAGATTGAATGAACGTGGTTCCTCCCGCCTGGAAATGGTGGGGGGTAAGGGGGGGAGTCAGCGAATCTGGGAGGCTGTTCGTGCCCGTCGTGACGGATTCACCCGTCTGGATATCGCTGCCGCAACCGGCATTGAGCTTCCCAGTACCAGGAGATACCTGGAACGCCTGCAGAAGGCTGGATTTATCTCGGGCACCCAGCAGGCAGTCGGTCAGATCAAACGGTTTGTCCTGTTGCGCGACAACGGTATTGAAGCCCCACGCCTTGCTCACAATGGATCGCTGATGCCTCCCACTGCCCAGGAACTGATGTGGCGCACGATGCGCATCCTGGGCGAGTTCAACTGCCATGAACTCGTCGGTCATGCCTCCACGGCAGACGTCACGGTGGTGCTCAGTGCTGCGCAGGACTACCTGAAACACCTGCATCACGCCGGGTATGTTGTGGTGGTTAAAAAGGCAGGACCAAATCACCTGACACGTTATCGCGTGATCCCTAGCAAGTACACCGGGCCACGCCCACCGATGATCCAGCGCACCAAGGTGGTCTATGACCCGAACTTGGGCCGGGTTGTGTGGAACGAGGAGCCTGACCATGACTGCTGATTGGCTGGAAATCTTGCGTACCGCCGTGGCCCAGCGTGGCCAGAAGCCTGTTGCCGCTGAACTGGGCTACTCCCGCACCACCATCAGCCTTGTTCTGGCTGGCAAATATGCCGGGAAGACCGATGCAGTCGCCCAGCAGGTACTCGCTGTCCTGGCCACCGTGACCTGCCCATTCAATGGCCAGGAAATGACCATGGCCGACTGCCGTGCTTTCAGCAGCAGCCGCGCCCCGACTCACCACCCGTTGAAACTGACGCACTGGCGGACCTGCCGCAAGTGCAAAAACTGCAGCAAAGGAGAGTGATATGAAAACAGCCGCCCCGCAGCGCCCTGTGCCTGCATTCCTGCCCATCAATGCCCTGATGCTGCAGGCCGTTAAAAAAGTGGAAGTGGTGATCCAAGAGCTGGGCCGTCGCGGCTTTGCCGTGGTCGGCATCGACATGAGAACCCCGTCTCGCCCCACCGTCCAGATCCAGACCAGCGCCCGCTGCGCGCAGTTGATTGATGACGGCGAAGCTGCCTACTACGGCTTCGGACCGGGGAAGCTTGGCCGCTATCGCGAAGGCCAGTTCTGCTTGGATGGTTGCCGCGTGGTTTGGACCGAAAACGCTAACTGAAGGGGATCGGAGATGGAAAACCTTGTGCTGGCTGAGCAGCAGAGCCTGCTGCGAATAAAGCGAAACCAACCGTTCTACCCAGGCATTTTGCGCATAGCAGATGACTGCAGGTTCTTCGAAATCAACAAAGCCGTGGGCAAGCTTCTTGTTCTCCGAGGGCAAGGCGATGAAACCCGGCCGCCGCTCATGACGCTGGATAGTAACCGCACCACTTATTACTGGGTGTATGGCCTGTGCCGCTTTTTGATGAACCAGTCTACGTGCTGCAGTCGCCGTGCCCGCAAAGCTACTCGGAGCTGACCATGGACATGCAACAGATTTTGAACGTGCTGCAGGCCAGTCGCTTTGGCATGACAGCAAAAGAGGTGGCTAAAGAGGTTGGTGAGCCGACTGCAGAAACTGCTGGGGTGCTGTTCCAGATGGAATGTACTGGCCAGGTTGAAAAACGGCTGGTTGGCCGTGATGCAGTCTGGAGTATCAAGACGCAGCCCAAGCCTATGCCGAAGAAGCGTGTTGCCAAGGCCGTGCCGGCGACAAAAGAAGCACCCAAGCCGATGCCCATGCCGCGCAGCCCCCTAGCCGGGCACTTGTTACTGAATTTGACCGAAGGGCCGATACGCCTCGGCTTTTCGAACCTGAATGACCTGCAGGGCTTTATCAACAAATTGAATGAAGGGCAGTAACCATGACCAACGCAACTGAAATCAACGCAAACCGTGATTACCGCGCCATGCGCCATGCAATGGGTCTGAATCAGTCCCAGTTCTGGGGTGCCGTCAAAGTGACCCAGTCGGGTGGCTCCCGTTATGAAAGCGGCCGCCAGGCTCCTGCCCAGGTAGACGAGCTGGTGCGCCTGCGCCATGAACTGGGCATTGATACCGGCCTGATCACCACGGAAAACGCCGACCTGATCCGCGCCATTTTGGAGGGCACGCTCGATAGCCTGGAACTGCTGAATCTCATCGCAAATGGTGATGTGAATCTGGATGACTGGACCCATTCGCTCTCTCGCTTACTTGCGGACAAGCAGGCGCAGGTGCATTCCGCAGAGGCTGCGTAGCCCGGATGACTCAGGTTGAGCTGGATGAAGTTACCAAGGCCAAGCTCCGGGCAGAAGCGGCACGGCTGGTGAGTATGGGAATGGCGGCAGATAAGGCCAGGCGGATTGTGTGGGATGACTACCTGGAAGAGTTGGCAGCCTATGCAGCCGCCGCCCAGCCAGCAGCGATACCACCGGAGCCGGAGCCGGTCCAGGAACAGGAAGCGCCGCCCCCAGCGCCACCAGCTCCTGATCCAGTTCTGCCCGGGCCGGAGCCACCGGCCAGCAACAGGCGATTTTGGGATGCAAAAAAGGAGCCCCGGCTAACACCGGAATGGCTTGAACGAAACCGGCAGCAGCTGGCGCAAGTGAAACAGATTGTTGGAATGAGGAACAGGTAATGCAAAACGCAACGCAAAACACTCCGGACGGCTACCGCAAAGATGGCAAAGGCCGTTTGATTCCGGTCGAGTCGATCAAGGAAATCGACTTGGCACGGGACTCCCTGGTAGTGGAAATCATTAAGAAGGCCCAGAGCGTGAACAAGATGCTGGCTCAATTCAAGGCCACGACCTTCGGTGATATCCAAGCCTTCATTGATCTATCGGCGGAGCGCTACGGAGCCAAGGTTGGCGGGGCCAAGGGCAATGTGTCCCTGACGACTTTTGATGGTCGCTACATGATCAAGCGGGCCGTATCCGACACGCTGACCTTTGATGAAGGCCTGCAGGCCGCTAAGGCCCTGATTGACGAGTGCGTCCACGAGTGGACCGAGGGTGCCCGCAGCGAGATCCGCGCCCTGATTAACGATGCGTTCAACGTGGATAAAGAGGGAAAGATCAGCACCGGCCGCATCCTCAGCCTGCGCCGGCTCGACATCCAGGACGAGAAGTGGCTGCGGGCCATGAACGCCCTCAGCGAATCGGTTCGGGTCCAGTGCTCCAAGTCCTATATCCGCGTGTACGAGCGCATTGGCGATACCGACCAGTACCAGCCTATCCCGCTGGATATGGCGGGGGTGTGAGATGTCGTTTTCAGATGTGGAAAAGTTAGCAGCATTTCAGCTCTTGATAGCGGCCTGCAATCGCATTGAGGCTGATGCGGAGGAAGGAGAGACCGATGACGGCTTGGCCGTAATGATCCCGCTTGACCTGTGGCACCAGTTTACCGATGCCCTGGATCATTGCCGTGCTCAAACCTTGCCGGAAGGGAAGTGGATACCGGAGGAGCTACCTGCCGAACGCGCCGATTGGACGATGGGGCAATGGGCAGAGCATTTTGGTGGCCGTCACAAGGACGATAACCCCGCGAACTATTACGAATTCGGTTCGTTGATGGCTGTGTCTGCAATGTTGCAGCGATTCGGGCTGGTGCAACGCCAAGTCGGCTGGAACCTGTGCCGTAAAACCATGCTTGATGCGATGACCGTGCGAATTGATCTGGAGGGACAGTGAGATGGAAAACAGTAAACAGATTTCCGATGCCGTGGCACAGGCCATGGAAACCACTCTGGCCACCGCAGCTAAGTTTGAGCTGCCTGAAGTCATTGATTACCTGACCGGGACAATCACTGCGTCCGTATCCCTGCTGCGCGCCGCCGATGATGGCAAGTTCGTCTATGGGTTCCTCAAGTCCGCCCTGGCCAGCCTGGGTAAAGAGGCAATGACCGCTCCCAATCCGCATGGCGGCCCGCTGGGTATCAGCGTGCACATGGGTGCATCCGTGGCCAACCCTGAAGGGCTACATACCGTAGAAGAACTGCGGCGGGAGCTGTATAGCGCCAATGACCAACTGCTGGAGCGAGACATTCAGCTGGCAGACCAGAAAGCCATCATGCAGCGCGTATTCACAGACTTCGGGAAGGTAGTGCTGGCACACAAGGATAAAGATGCTGTGCTGCTCAAGAGCCTTCTGGACGAGTTCTGCCAGAAGCACGTTCGGTTTGTGCCAAAAAACGGCTCGGTCCATTGAATAAGCCGACTGTTGGCAATTGGCGGCTTCTGATCCGCAACATCAGAACCGGAAACATTCCAAAACATTCAATTTTTAACCTGCTCAAGGAGCAAAGCATGACCAAGCAAGAACTGATCGACAGCGTCACCGAAGCCATGAAAATCCGTTACGACCGCGCAGTAAACAAGGCAGACGTCTCCGCATTTCTGGACTCTCTGGGCGATGTAGCCACCGTGAGCCTAAAGGCAGGCGAGGACGTAACGCTACCGGGTCTCGGAAAGTTGGTCGTGAAGGAAAAGGCAGCGCGTGCTGGCCGTAACCCGCAGACCGGCGAAACGATCCAGATTGCAGCTAAACGGGTGGCTGCATTCAACCCTGCCAAGGTGTTGAAAGACGCGCTGGAATAACCCGTGCGAAACCGCCCGCAAGGGCGGTCTGTCTGGCGTGGTGGCCAGGCACTGATGAGCAGCCAAGAGAGAAGGAAACATGGACAAGAAAACCGCGATCGAAAAGATCAAGAAATGCCTGGCACTGGCCAAGAGCGCCAATGAGCATGAAGCCGCTGCAGCCCTGCGCCAGGCTCAAGCCCTGATGGAAAAGTTTGGTGTTGATGACGACGACATCCTGATGTCTGAAGTGTGCAAAGACCATGTAAAGGCGGGTGCCAAGGCCAAGCCTGTGCAGTGGGAAAGCTGGCTGGCCGTCACGGTGGCCGAGGCCTTTGGCTGCGAAATGATCTTCTTTCGATCACTGTCTGCAGGCTACTGGACCTTCATCGGCTGCGGTCCAGCGCCTGAAATAGCCACATATGCCTACCGGGTGCTGCTGCGCCAGCTCAAGAAAGCCCGTGCTGAATATCAGCAGCGGGAATGCAAGCGACTTGTTCCCGCCAGCCGTATCCGCCGTGCTGACCTGTTCTGTGAAGGCTGGGTCAATGCTGTTGCCAGCAAGATCGCCAAATTCGCTGGCAGCCAGCGCAATACTGATGCGCTGAAAGCCTACATGGCCAAGGAGTACGCGGATCTGGAGAGCCTGGCCACCCGTGACCGGCAGGCTGGGAAAAGTCTCCGGGGTGGTGATGACGGCGCGCATTACGCCGGTTGGAAATCAGGCAAGAACGCCCAGCTCAACCATGGCATTAGCGGCGCTGCTGACACAACCCTGTCCTTGGGTCATACCCCTCAACTTTCCTGATGGTGCCGTGATGAAACTGACAAAAGAACAGAAGCAGGAACTGATCGACAAGCTGACTAGCCCATGGGGCCGGGTAAGCCTCCTATGTGATGGCCACAAGGTGGATCTGGTCGTGAAGCGTCACAAGGGAATGCGCTATCGCGTGACCACGTATGTGGATGGCCGCTGGGAGGGTAAGTGGATGTCGGGTAAAGAGGAGCATCCCGAACAGAAATTCCTGAACAAGCAAGTGCTTCCAGCTTGCAAAAAGAAAGATAAGGAGGCCATGGAGAAAGCGGTAGGCAAGCGCTACTTCAAAAAAATGTGTGCTGAAGAGCGCTACTGGACCGCGACCATCACGGTTTACGACATTACCTGGGCAAGTGGCCGCTCCGCTATCAACCACCTGTGCAAGGTCTGCGACTCCATCCAGATCGCGCCTGAAGAAACCACTGTTTAGAACCCGGTGTCGAGCCTGCGTTAACAGGCTCCGCAACGTGTTTTAACCCTCAATGCAGCCGTGACCGGCCAGCCCCGACCAACTTACTGGGGTGCCGTCCTCTGATAAAGCCGGCATGGCCGGTCACGCGTGCATTGAGTTTGACCTGGAGAAGAACAATGACCGACAGACGCAAGGCGATGATCGCAAAAATCAAGATCGCCCAGCAGCAGCTGCAGATGGCTGATGACAGCTACCGCGCCATGCTGGCACGCCTGGCCGATGGCAAAACCAGCAGCACCAAGCTGACGCTGCAGCAGCTGGATGACGTGCTTGCCGAAATGAAGCGCCTGGGCTTTGTGCAAAAGCCCGCGCAAAAACACGGCCGCCGCCCGCAGCCGAAGGACACCCGCGAGACCCTGATGGCCAAGATTGAGGCCCAACTGGCCACCGCTGGCCGTTCGTGGGAATACGCCCAGGGCATGGCAAAGCGCATGTACCGGATCGAAAAGCTGGAATGGCTGGACTACGAGCAGCTGAATGGGGTGATGGTCGCCCTGGTCTATGACGCAAGACGCAATGGGAGACCTGCATGAACCGCAATGACCACGAAATGGCAATGGCCCGTGCGATGAATCACCTGCCGGACAGTGCTAGACATCTGGTGGACCTGATCTCCTTGGCCATCACTTTGAAGCTGGTAGATGCTTATGGCGGTACTCACTTCCCGATCCCGAAGACCGCCAGGCAGGAAGGGCAGTATTTTGCGGCGCTGTCGGAGGCTGTGGGTGTGGATGCTGCTGCAGTACTAGTCAAGCGCTATGGCAACACCCGGTTATATGTTCCGCAGTGTGCCGCCGCCCTGCGCGCCTTGCGTGACGCCAACATCCGGGCTGATTACGATGCAGTTGTAGCCGAGCTGGGTCACAATGCCACGGTCAATAATGTGCTGGTGCCGAAGTACAAGCTCAGTGATCGTCGGATTGAGCAGATATTGTCGAAGGTTGATGATCTGCTGCCCGCAAATACCAGCCAGGGCGCTCTCTTCTAAATCTAACTCTGCCAATTACCAACCAGCCCCGCCATCATGCGGGGCTTTGTCATTTGTACCGAACCCCTTCCCAATCTGCCTACGTCCTGACTTTCCCTACGATTTACCTCATGTCCTGCATGAGGAAATATCGTGTCCCGCACCATCAATCTGATCGTTATCCACTGCGCTGCCAGTCCCAACGGAAAGGTACTTGGCGCTGCGTCCAGGACGGCCGCAGCCGTCATTGACCAGTGGCATGCTCAGCGTGGTTTCCACCGCCCGCCGGCCGCCATCGCTGCCTATAACCCCGACCTCAAAGCCATCGGTTATCACTTCGTCCTGGACGTCGATGGTACCAAGTCGACCGGCCGTGCCCTGGATGAAGTCGGCGCGCATGTGGCTGGCCACAATGCCAACTCCATCGGTATCTGCATGGTGGGTACGGATCAGTACAGCACCGCACAGTGGGGTGCGCTGGCCAGCCTGGTGAAGGCACTGCTGGCCAAGTATCCGGGTGTCCCGGTAGTTGGTCACCGTGATCTGTCCCCGGACCTGAACGGTGACGGCACGGTGGAACCCCGCGAATGGACCAAGACTTGCCCCGGTTTCACCGTTGCCGCCTGGCTGGCTGCCGGCATGAAGCCGCAGCCCAAAAACGTCCTGGCCAGCTAATGCACCGGCCGCTCATTTACCTGTTGCTGCATGCCCTGGCAGCCCACCATCAGCCGCCGTTTCCCTGGCGGTTGCTGGGGCACCAGGCTGCACCGGTAGGCCATCGTGGTCCTAGTGGTGTGGCCAAGGCCCAGCGTGCTGCAGCCAAGCGAAGGAACCGCCGCCGTGCAACTCGCTGACATCCTCACCAACCCGGTTACCCAGCGCTTGTCGCAGAGCAAGTTCTGCATCGTGGTCGCCCTGGTGGCCACCACCTTTTCCCTGGTCTGGGAGGTGGTGCATGGCCGCGCCACTGAATGGCTGTATGGCCTCTATCTGGCCGCATGGGTAACGCACGCCCAGGCCAGCAAACGGGCAGCCATTGCCCGTGATGCCTTGCCTTCTCCAGCAGCAGGAGACGCGCCATGAATCTGTCCATTCTGCTTATCCCTACCTGGGTAAAGGCCGTCGCCATCGGGGCCGGCTTGGCCTTCATCACCTACCAGCTGCATCAGCACGGAGTCGAGTCTGGTGCTGCTGCCCAGCACAAGACGGATGAAATCGTCCGCAGCAACTTGGTCGCTGACTACGAAAAGCAGCTGGGCAAGCTGAAGGACGAAAGAAACGCCGAACTGACCCAGGCCCTGCGTGACAAGCAGACCCTGGAGCAGCAGACCAATCAGATCGGCACCGCCTTACTGGAGACGCGTGCCCAGCTGGCCCGCACCCAGCAGCAACTGAAACAGGAGATTTCCCATGTCGTACAAGCTGATGGCCCTCGCTGGACTGGTATTGGCCCTGCAAGCCTGCACCTCTACACCCAAAACCTCGGCTACCCCGTCGCCAGTAGTGGTCCGGGTCTGCCCGCAGCCAACCCCGGAGATGCTGCAAAAGCCGATCAAACCGGCAGCGCCGGAGCCGGGTTATCGCCCACAGACCTCCTGACGCACTCTGCGGATTACGGCCAGTGGTGCCAGCAGCTGGAGCAGCAGCTGGATGCCTTCATCACCCTGCATACGGAGAGTGTGAAATGAAGCAGGAACTTGATGTCGTTCAAGGGATTTCCTCACTGACGGCTGCTACCGAGACTGCAAGTCGTCTGGCTTCCCAAGAAGACGAGATCAGTACGCATGGTCAGGGTGACTTGATGGAGGCCCTGGAAATCAAGGGGGCGGAACTGGCGGCAGTTGTCAGCCAGATCGCCCGCCTCGGTGGTGATGCGGAGTGTGCAAAAGAGGCTGCAAAACGCCTATCCGAAGCACTGTACTGGGCAGACCGGGCGATGGGGGCCTTTGATGGATCCGTTTGATCGTGCCCAGAAGCTGGAACTGGAAGAGCGTGAAGGCCACATTGCCGACCGCCAGGCACGGTTGCCTACAGGCAAACCATCTACGCATTGCGTCGATTGCGGGGGCGAAATTCCGAAGGAACGCCAGGCTGCGGCACCGGGCCTGCGCTGTACACGTTGTCAGAGCGCCGTTGAGCGCCGAAATGGGGGAAGCCGGTGACGGTCACTGTTGATTTTTGGTACCTAGTCGGCCTGCTGCTGGGCTTTCTGGGCGTGGTGTTCACCTTCGGCAAGCTGTTGCTGGGCCAGATTGAGCAGCGTCTGGACCAGCGCTTCAAAGCCATTGATGAAGCGAACAAGGCCACCAGCACCCACTGGGACACCCGCTTTGCTGAGCTGATGGAGCAGAACCGACGCGAGGCCGACGGCTGGCTGCGCATCGAAAAAGACTTCCTGCGCTTCCAGGCTGAACTGCCGTTGCAGTACGTGCGACGGGAAGACTACGTCCGCAACCAGACCGTGATCGAGGCCAAGCTGGATAGCCTCGCCCTAAAAATCGAAAACGTCCAATTGAAAGGACAACAGCAATGAATATCGATGCCGAAAAAATCCGTCGTGAAAGTTTGCGCTGGTACCTGGTGCTGGCGGTGTACAACGCCCGCCCGACTGAAGTTGTCGAGGATGTGATCCAGCAAACCATGCGCTCCATCTACCCTGACGTATCGCCGCTAGAGGTGCGCAAAGAGCTGGACTATCTGGAAGACCGCGCCATGGTGAAGTTGCGCAAAGAGCCTTCGGGCCGCTGGTGGGCAGATGTTACCCGCTATGGTGTCGACCTGGCCGAGTACACCATCGACTGCCAACCCGGCATCGCCCGTCCCGCTCCGTACTGGGAAAACAAATAAGATGGCCGCACGCAACAGCGTTTCCATGCTGCCGGCCGAAGTGCGTGCCTGGCTGGACCAGTCCCTGGTCGATGGCAACTTCAGTGGCTACCAGGCACTGGAGGAGCTGCTGCGCGACAAGGGCTACAGCATCAGCAAGTCGGCCATCCACCGCTATGGCCAGAAGATCGAACGCCGCTTCGCCGCCATCCGCGCCAGTACCGAAGCGGCCAAGCTGCTTACCCAGGGCGCGTCGGATGATACGGACACCCGCTCTGAAGCCTTGCTCGCCTTGGTACAAACTCAGTTGTTCGAGTCCATTGTTGATCTGCAGGAAGCGGGTGATGAGGGTGTCTCTAATGAAGACCGAATCAGCCTGCTGTCCAAGGTGGCCAAGAACATCGCCACCTTGAGCCGGGCCAGCAACAGCCAGAAGAAATTCCGTCTGGAAGAGCAAGCGCGCATCGAGCAGAAGGCCCGCGAATCCCTCTTGGCCGAGCAGGAGCAGAAGCTTGAAGAACTGCGCGGCTCGGATGGTATGTCTGAGCAGATGGAAAGCAGCATCCGCCGCATCCTGCTGGGTAAAGAGTGATGACTGAAACCACACAGCAGCAAGCCCCGTTAAAAGCCCTGGGCAGCCCGCGCAAAATTAACCTGGCGGAGGAGCTGGAGCTGGCCGGGGTGGTGGTGCCGCAGGAAGTGGCCGAGGCCATTCCGGCCGAGCAGCCGGTTTTTCTGCCTTACCAGCAGCGCTGGTTTGAGGACGAGTCCCAGATCATGATCGCGGAGAAGTCACGCCGTACTGGTCTGACTTGGGCAGAAGCCGGCCGCAACGTGGTAAAGGCCGCCCGGCCGCGCCGCCGTCAGGGTTGCAATACCTTCTATGTGGGCAGCAAGAAGGAAATGGCGCTGGAGTACATCGCCGCCTGCGCGCTGTTCGCCAAGGCCTTCAACGAGCTGGCCAAGGCTGACGTGTACGAGCAGACCTTCTGGGATGAGGGCAAGCAGGAGGAAATCCTCTCCTACATGATCCGCTTCCCCAAGTCGGGTTTCAAAATCCAGGCCCTATCCAGCCGGCCGTCCAATCTGCGCGGCTTGCAGGGTGACGTGGTGATTGATGAAGCGGCTTTCCATGAGTCCCTCGAGGAGCTGCTCAAGGCCGCGCTGGCGCTGACCATGTGGGGCAACAAGGTGCGGCTGATCAGCACCCATAACGGGGTCGAGAACCTGTTCAATGCGCTGATCCTGGAAGCCCGTGCCGGAAAGCGTGATTACAGCATCCACCGCATCACGCTGGACGATGCTATTGCCGATGGCCTGTACCAGCGCATCTGCTACGTCACCAATAAGGAATGGTCGGCTGAGGCCGAGGCGAAGTGGCGGGCCGATCTGTACAAGAATGCCCCGAACCCGGAGTCGGCCGACGAGGAGTATGGCTGCGTCCCCAAGAACAGTGGCGGCAACTGGCTCAGCAGCATGCTGATTGAAAAGCGCATGTCTGCCGATACCCCGGTGCTGCGCTATGAGTGCCTGGCTGGCTTTGAACTGGAGCCGGACCATGTCCGCGCCAGCCACTGCCAGGACTGGATTGATTCGGTGCTGCAGCCGGAGCTGGACAAGCTGCCCAAGGGTGTCCGCAGCTTTGACGGTGAGGACTTTGCCCGCAGTGGTGACTTATCGGTCCATGTCCCGCTGATTGAAATGCAGAACCTGGTCAAGCGCGTGCCCTTCATCCTGGAAATGCGCAATGTCCCCTTCCGCCAGCAAGAGCAAATCACCTTCCACCTGCTGGATAACCTGCCGGGCTTTGCCGGTGGCGCATTCGATGCGCGGGGTAATGGCCAGTACCTGGCCGAGGTGGCCATGCAGCGTTACGGGGCGGATCGCATCCACCAGGTGATGCTGTCAGAGGGCTGGTACCGCGAGCACATGCCTCCGGTCAAAGCCGCCCTGGAAGACGGCGACCTGGACGGGTTGCCGAAGGACAAGGATGTGCTGGCCGATATGCGTGCCGTACAGATCATCAAGGGGGTGCCACGCATCCCGGACACCCGCACGACCGGTGAAGACAAGGGCAAGCGCCACGGAGACGTGGCAGTCGGGGTGGCACTGGCGTGGTATGCAGCCCGTGTGATTGATGCCGCGCCGCTGGCCACTAGAGGCTACAAGTCCATCCCGCGAGGGAGTATGGCGATGTCTAGTCGGTTTGGGAGGGGAACATGGTAATGATGCTGTCTGCCTTTTCCTTGCAATCCTTCCCCATTGCACATGCGTATTCAGAGGCAATGATCTGGCTATGCAGATCATTCAGAACACTGGCCAATTCGTTCAGCTTTGAGCGGGTGAGTGCATCTGCACTGGTTGAAAGCAATTCGCTTACCAAGCGTTTGGCAAGTTGCACCTCAACATTGGCGGTACTGAATGGCATGAATTTGATCTTTATCAAGTTTTTTGTGCGCTGCACTATAGCAAAAGATGGCATCGCCAAGTGGAGAATATTTGATGGTTCAATTGGTTGATCACAACGGACAGCCGATTAACACCGGCTTGCTTAAAACCACCATAGCCACCCCGACCACCACCGGGGTGCGTCAGATCATCGCCTCGGCCAGCCACGGGCTGGACCCGGAGCTGCTGGGCCACATGCTGCGCCAGGCTGTGAATGGGGATGCCAGCGCCTACCTGCGACTGGCTGAGGATATGGAAGAGAAGTACCTGCATTACGGCTCGGAACTGTCGACCCGTAAGCGCGCCCTGGTTGGTCTGGAGCTGTATGTGGAGCCGGCTGGCGACGATGCCGTCAGCCAGCGGGCTGCCGAGCTGGTGGAGCAGGCCCTGGCCCCGATCAAAGAAAACCTGTTCGATATCCTGGACGCCATTGGCAAGGGTTTCTCGGTACATGAGATCGACTGGGAAACCAGTGCCAAGCAGTGGATGCCGGTCGGCCTGTCCTACCTGCAGCCGTACTGGTTGCAGATACGGCGCGAGGAGCCGGAAACCCTGTACCTGCGCTCGGACAGCAATATCTACGGTGAGGCGCTGGCCCCGTACAAATTCATTACCCACAAGGTCAAGGCCAAGTCGGGTGTACTGATCCGGGGCGGTCTGGCGCGCCCGGCATGCTGGGCCTTCCTGTTCAGCAACTACGCCATCAAGGATTGGGTGACCTTTGCTGAGGCCTATGGCCAGCCGCTGCGGGTGGGCAAGTACGATGTGTCGGCCACCCCGCAGGATATTGAAACCCTGCTGATGGCCCTGCGCAGCCTGGGTACCGATGCCGCTGCCGCGATCCCCAAGAACATGGAGATCGACTTTGTCGACGCCGGCAACAAGACAGCCTCGGTCGATATTTATGCCCGGCTGGCAGAATATTTTGACAAGCAGTGCAGTAAGCTCGTACTCGGTCAGACCTTATCAACCAATACCGGTGGTTCGGATGGCGGCGGGGCCTATGCCTTGGGCAAGGTTCACAACGAAGTGCGGGAAGACATTCTGGACGCCGATGTCCAGCAGCTGGAAGCGACCCTTAGTCGTGACTATGTTAAGCCGATCGTCGACCTCAATATGGGGGTGCAGACGGCTTATCCCTCCATCAAGTTGCGGATCAACAAACCGGAAGACCTGACGGCCCTGACCGGGGTAGTGGACAAGCTGGTACGTGCTGGCTTGCCAGTTAGTCAGGAGTCAATTTACACCCGCTTCGGTCTGGCACGTCCAAAGCCTGGAGAGGCGATACTGGTGCCGGTGGATGCCCCGGTCCAGCAAGCGATGAACCGTTATCGTGCAATAAATGCCCTGCAACCGGACCAGGCTGACCCGATGGCACCGCTGCTGGAGCAACTGACCAGCAAGACCGCCGACCCGATGGACGCCATGCTGCAGGTGATTCGCCAGGCGCTGGCCGACGCTCCGGATCTGGAGTCCTTCCAGGCGTGGTTGACGGGGGCGTTTGGTGACCTGCCAGTGGGCCAGCTGCAGCGGGTGATGAATACCGCCTTCAGCCTGGCTGAGCTGTCCGGCCGCTACGAGGTGAGCAATGGCCGATAGCGCGGCTCCGCTGAGTGCGGTCTTCAAGCAGCCCTGGCAGACACAGCTGGACTATTTCCAGCAGAAGCTGAACCTGCCAACTGAGCAGTGGACCGACATCATGAAGGCGCAGCATGACCGCTCCTTTGTGGTGGCCGGGGCCATGGCCAGCGACTTGCTGGAGGATCTGCGCCAGGCAGTGGGCAAAGCCATAGAGGGCGGCAGCACGCTGGCCGATTTCCGGCGTGACTTTGACCAGATCGTGGCCACGCATGGCTGGGACTTCAAGGGCGGCCGCAACTGGCGCACCCGCGTCATCTACCAGACCAATCTGCAGACCAGCTATGCCGCTGGCCGCTACCAGCAACTGACCGACCCGGACATGCTGAAGGTGCGGCCGTACTGGCGCTATGTGCATTCCGACTCGGTACTGCGCCCCCGGCCGCAGCACCTGGCATGGAATGGGATGATCCTGCGCGCCGACGATCCGTGGTGGAAAACCCATTACCCGCCCAATGGCTGGGGCTGCCAATGCACCGTGCATGCGGTGTCGCTGCAGGAGCTGCGTGACAAGTACGGTAAGGACGGCCCGGATACTGCACCGGTCATTCAGACGCGCCGGGTGGAGCAGGATGATGGCAGCGTGGTCTATGTGCCCGATGGCATCGACTTCGGCTGGGACTATGCCCCTGGCCAGGCCTACGTCGGCAAGTTGCTCCTGGACAAGGCGGCGACCACCTCGGCCCGGATCGGTGCCGACGCAATCCAGTCTGCCGTGAACAATATCGACGCCCTGGACAAGATCATCCAGGAGCGCTGGCAGCCACTGGTGCAGCAGATCTACCCGGACCCGGCCAGCTACCGGCCGACCAAGCAGCGCTTCCACATCGGTGCGCTCTCACCGCAGCTGGTCGACAAGATAGAACAGGCCACGGGCGAACCGCTGGCCACGGCGGTGGTGTCGGTTGACGATAGCGAGGTCAAGCATGCGCTGCGTGATGCAGGGGGCAAGGCCAGCAAGCGGATCAGTGAAGAAGATGCCATGCAGGCGGTGATTGGCTTGTGGGAGCCGGAGCGCGTCTATCAAGCCATGGAGGGCGACCAGGCGCAGCCTGTTTACCTGTTGATCTTTCCATCCCAGGATGGACAACGTCAGGTCAAAGCTGTGGTCAGTGCAAATTACCGCACGAAGGACAAAGACCAGACCGGGAAACGATTTGTGCTGCAGACCAACTCGCTCACTACGCTGGGATACGTTGATCTGAATGACTTGGAAAATCCAGCCCAGTACAGGCGGATTCTATAGAAGGAGGGTAAACCGTGTCGGCAGGACGCCACCCCCTGCATATGCACGCCCAATGGGCTTGCAGTACGTTCATGCGCTATTTCACGTACCTCGGCACGGCTTGTATTCATTATGAGTGACAACAGCTTTGAAATCCAAGTCATCAACGACAGTGTCGGCCAGGCACTGGGCCAACTGTTGGCCCAAGCCCACAACCTGCGGCCGGCACTGCTGGATTTTGCCGAGTGGGCCAAGGCCGAGACGGACCAGCGCTTTGCCGATCAGGCCGACTGGCATGGCCAGCCCTGGGCACCCAATGCAGAGCTAACGCTGGCCAACTACTTGCGCAACCATGGCGGCAGCAAGAACTTCAAAAAGGATGGCAAGCTGAGTGCAGCAGGTAGCAGGAGGCTGGCGTCTAAACGCATCCTGCAGGTGGACGGAACACTGCGCCGGGCTGCATTCAGCTACGACGCCACCAGCGACAGCCTGCGTTTTGGTCCATGGGGTAATGGCCTGGATGCTTATGCCGCCATCCAGAACTTTGGTGGCCAGGCGGGCCGAGGCCTCAAAGTCACCATTCCGATGCGTCAGTACTTGCCGGTCGATGTCGATGGCACGCTGGCCGATCCTGCAGAAGCCAAGTTGCTGGGCATACTGGCCACTCATTTCCAGCAAACCTGACTTTCCCCATAAACCGCCCTTGGCGCATGCGCAGTGCAGGCAACCCGCCAAGGGCCAGTCGCAATGGGGTAAAACGCCGTCTACCCCCGTTAACGCGTGTTAATTCCTAACCCAGACAGCCTGCCGCCCGCTGCATCTGCTCTGTCTGCGCATTTACCGAACCCTTTCCCCCGTTTTTGTCCTCACCAGGCTGCGCACAATGCAGCCCATGAAGCTCATCCCCAACGACGTTATCCGCGCACTCAACAGTCTGCAGCCTGATGGCCTGCAGCGGGCGAGCTGCGCCATCGCGCTCTCCATCGCCCTGGCGCTGGGGCCGAATGGTGAGCCACCCGAATGGTGCCCGGTCATTCCGGCTGGCACGTTCATGGGCCGTGATGGCCGTGGACCATGGCATACCGACACTGCCGCCGTACTGACTGACTTTGCAGCAAACCAGACGCGGGGCATTGAGCCGGTAGTCGATTACGACCACCTCAGCATGGTGTGCCTGCAGACCGGACAGAAGGCCGAGGCTGCTGGCTGGATCAAGCAGCTGGAAATCCGGGATGGCGAGACCTGGGCACGCATTGAATGGAATGCCGATGCCACCCAGCGGATCACGGACAAAAAGTGGCGCTACCTGTCACCCGTCTTCGATTTTGATGCCAGCGGCCGCGTGGTCCGCCTGGTAGCCGTGGGGCTGACCAACCAACCCAACCTGATTTTACGTGCCCTCAACTCACAGGAGAACCGCATGGACCCGATTGACCAGCTGCTGCAGGAGCTTGGTATCAGCATCAGCGATGCCATGGATGCAGCCGGCAAACTGTCTGCCGCCTTGAATGCAATCAAGACGCTGAAGGACATCAGCAATTCGACCCAGACCGCCATGAACAGTCTGCGCCAGGCAACCGGTGCCTCTGCCGATGCCGACCTCAAAACGGTGGCCAACAGCATCATGACCGGCTTTGTGCCCAAGGCCGAATACGAGCGCGTGGCCAATAGCTTGCAGCAGCTGCAAGCCGGTACCGCTGCCGCCGAAGTCAACAAGGTGCTGGATGAGGCCATTGCTGCCGGCAAGATCACGCCGGCCAGTCGCAACTTCTACCAGGCAATGTGCAGTACCGACATGAAGGCCTTCCAGGACTTTGTGAAGTCCGCCCCGGTTGTGGTGCAGGCCGGTACCGAAACCACCACGCGAGCTGCCAATAGCAAGCATGACAACCAGCAGGCTGGCGACAACCCGCTGATTGCCAACGCCAAGGCCCGCGCCGGCACCAAGTAACCCGATACGGCCCTTGGCCAGAAAAGGAAAGTCATGGACTCCCTGACGATCAATCAAACCCTGCCGCCCCAGATCCCGCTGGTGGGTGAGCCGGATGAATGCTGCGAAACCCTGGTGGTCGGCCCGGCAGCATTGCCGGCCGGCACCATCCTGGGCGTCGCCACGCTGGACGATGAGCTGGCCGTGCCCTGGCATGCCGGTGATGACCCGCTGGCCTTCGTGCTGGGCGTGACCCGCCGCGCACTGCCGGCAGCCGATGCCGGTGTCACCTCCCGCGAGGTGGGTACAGTGGCCGGTGATTGCCTGGTGGCACTGGACACGCTGCCGGAGCTGCAGGCCGCACAAACCTCCGCCGCCGCCCACTACCGCCACGTTTACCGCCAGCTGTCGGCCCGTGGCATCCGTATCACCGAGCGTGCCGGCGACTAATCATTCCCAGCCGCCACCGCCTCAAGCAAAGGAAACTGAGCCATGCCTCAATCTATCGCTGATCTGTTGAAAGACGCCGCCTTCGGTGTCGCGAGTCTGACCGATTCGATCAAGCTGCTGCCGAACACCTACTCCAAAGTTGGCCAGTCCGGCATCTTTGTACGCAAGGGCGTGAATTCCCGTACCATCGCGCTGGAATATGCCGGTGGCCGACTTCACCTGCTGTCCAACCAGGATGTGGGTAGTCCGGGCCAGCGCACCAAGCGTGACAAGAAGAACGTGCGCTTCTTCGGGGTGCCGCACATCCCGCACGACGACACCATTCTGGCAGCCGAGCTGATTGGCTCCCGCGCCTTTGGCAGCAACGACACCCTGACGGTGGCCGACGTCGCCAATGTGGTGAACAACCATCTGCAGGACATGAAGGTTCGCCACGATCTGACCCAGGAATGGATGATGCTGGGTGCCATCAAGGGCAAGATTCTGGATGGTGATGGCGAACTGATGTACGACCTGTACAAGGAATTTGGCATCCAGAAGAAGGTTATCGATTTCAAGCTGTCGGACCCTGCCTTCAATGTGAAAAAGGCCTGCATGGATGTGTGCCGTCACGTTGAAAAGAACCTGCTGGGTGATGTGTCCACCGGGGTCAAGGCTTGGGTGGATGCAGAATTCATGGATGCACTGACCGTCCACCCGAACGTGGAAAAGGCATTCCAGGGCTGGATGGCTGCCCAAGAGAACATCGGTGGTGACGTGCGCGCCGGTTTCAAGTTCGGTGGTGTGACCTTTGAAGAGTACACCGGTGAAGTGCCGAAGGCTGATGGTAAGACCACTGTTTCGCTGATCAGCGAAGGTACCGGTCATGCCATTCCGGTGGGTACCCGCCAGACCTTCCTGATGTATGACGCGCCGGCCGACTTCATGGAAGCTGTCGGCACGCTGGGCCAGCCGTACTACGCCAAGATCAAGAACACCGATTTTGACCGTGGTGTGGATGTCCATACCCAGTCCAATCCGTTGCCGCTGTGCGCCCGTCCGGGTGCCCTGGTGGAGTTGAAACTGATCTGATGACGCCGTGAGGCGATAGAGAGACAGCGACCGGGTGGGTGCTACCAACACCCACCCGGACCGCTAGTTACAAACGCAGTATCAGGAAATGCCACATACAACGGCACTTATTGTGCAAACTGTTGATACAACTGCTGGTATGTACTGCTAAGACGCAGTCGATCCAATGCCTCTTGCCAGCGCTGTACTTCACTTGCAGGAGTATCCCGAGATAGCCCGATGTAGCCATCTGTACTATTAACTACCACAGGAAGCTGGCTGACTTCACGTGGACTGATCTCTGCATCGCGCAGCTTCTTTGAAATATCAAGACTTGAAGACACAACCAGTACGACCCTTCCCGCGACCAGCATCTGAAGACATCCCTCGTAGCTAAAGCTGCGTACTAGCTGGCTGAACCCGAGCTGAGACAGTATTTGGTCATGCACATTTCCACTGAGCACGCAGACAGGTAAGAGCCTTGCATCTGCAATACTTTCCACTCCAGTGGGGTACGCCGAGCGTTCATAAAAGTAGTCTTTCTCCTGCCAGATAGGACCAACCCATTGCGCCTGAGCTTCACGTGTCATCGTGCGGTTAAGATTGAAAAATGCTACATGGGATTGGCTATGCAACGTATTCCAGCCACGAATTAACGGTACGTCATGAATGCGACCATGCACTTGCAACTCTTGTTGGAGCCTGAGTACCAGTTCAACAAAAAAGGCACGCTTACCTGCATGTGGCAAACCGTGCAGTTGTCCATCGCGATCAGCAACTTGCTCGCTTGTGCTGTGCGTAAGAAACAACCAACTCTCTTCGGCCTGTGCATTCCCTGCTACATAGCAAGCTGCCAATGCTGCAAGTACCCTTACCACACGAACAACGCTAGTTTTTGTCATAAATAACGCCACAATTGACATGTATTTACTTATTAATAGCATGGGAAATGAGCTTTTTCAGCACGTGTTATCAGGCAAAGTCCACGCGATGGCTAGATCAAGCTTCTCATGCAAAAGGTGATGGCTCACAGGTTTCAGGATGTAGTCGTTCCCACCACAAGAGTAGACGCAACCTAGAACTTCAGCCGTGTCGAACGATGAAATGAAAATGACTTGTGCTTTGCCATTTTGGCCACGGTACCACTCTGTTAATTCGAAACCGGTAGCACTTTTCCCGAGCTGGATGTCCATCAGGATGATCTCCGGCTGAAATGAGAAAACTTGTTGTCGGAAATCTTCCCCGGACAAGCAGTGCATCGTCTTGAATGTCTTCATCAATGTCCGCTCTAGCAGACCCGCTGAGACGGCATCATCATCAACGATCATTACCCTGAATGAGTTCATGGATCACCACCACAACTACAATTGAATAATTGTAAATATTCGCATTATTAATAACGAATCGCTTAATTAATTCTAAGTCCATTTACTTGTACCTGCTATTTTTTGTGTGCAAGAAAGCCTCTCATGTAGCATGACGCTTTCTGCTCCCGACATTACCCTGCAAGAAAGGCACTAACATTAGGGGGCAATGTCGCCCCGAACAGGAGGCATCATGGAGTTCCACCCCATCGTTGAACAATTCCGTGCCCAGGCTGAAATCCTGGATGCTACCCAAAGCACAAGGTCTATCGATGAAGCCACTATTCAGCTGGCGATCTGGATGGATTTGAATGCAGACCGCTTGTCTGAAGATGACATGGCGCTCCTGACTGCAGTCGGCGGGATTCTGTTCCGGGAAGGCTTAAACCGCCGCTTCAGGGATCAGTTTGGCAATCCCGAGGAATAGCTGTCTACCGAACCCTTTCCTGCCTTTTTTGCACTCCCCATGCCCGCACAATGCGGGCATGACTACTTCTACCCCCTACATCACCCAGCAAGGCCTGGAAGACCGCTTCGGCCGGGAGTTCCTGCTGCGCGTCACCGACCCGACCAATACCGGAGAGGTCGACCAGGGCAAGGTCAATCGTGCCATCAGTGATGCCAGCGAACTGGTCAACTCCTACCTGGGCAAGCGCTACACCCTGCCAGTGCCGTTTGTACCTGGTGCACTGGAGCGTGTGGCCGCTGACCTGGTGCGCTACTTCCTGTATTCCAGCCAGCCTGGCGAAGAAGTGACCAAGCGCTACGACGATGGGGTGAAGTGGCTCAAGGATGTGGCCAATGGCGTGGTATCGCTGGGCTTGCCTGAACCGGAAACCCCGGCCAGTTCCACCGGTAAGGTGGTTATGTCCGGCCCACGCCGCAAGTTCACCCGCCATAGCATGAGGGACTACTGATGCGTCCTGACCACCTCGCCCTGGGCAAACACATCATCACCCAGCTCAAAAGCCAGATCAGTGACGTCCGCCAGATCGTACAGCGCGGTGAGCTGAGTGATGTGACCAGTGGCGAGCAAGTATCGCCGTCGCTGTACGTGATCTACGTGCGGGATGTCATCCCTGGGAATGGTCAGTCGCAGGAGGCCCAGAACCACATCCTGCAGCAGTGGATGGTCGTGGTCGCTCTCCAGGGCAGTGCAGACCAGATGCTGGCCAAGGGAGGCGAGCTGCTGGCCAAGGTACGTGCTGCCCTGCTGGGCTGGACCCCGGATACCGAGCTGTATGACCCGCTGCAGGCCTCCACACCACCCGCAGCCCTCTACATGAGCGAATGGGGCTATTTCCCACTGCTGTTTACCGCTGATTTCTACGCCTGACCGAAAGGAATTCCATGGCTGGCCCAACCCCGAAGGAGCGTGTCGAGCTGCTCCAGGAACACAAGAACGCCGGCACGACCTACCCAGCCGGCGAAGAGCTGGACGTAACACCCAGCACAGCCGCCTGGCTGTACCGCAACCACATTGCCAAGCCGGCAACGGCCAAGCAGTCCATTCACACTCTATCGGAGCCTGAAGCATGAGCTACGCACCCGTCGTTCTGACATCTGACAAACATTCGTACTCGGTATCCGGCCAGATCCTGATGGCTGAGTATGGTGTCGCCAAATACACCCCGTTTGCCATGGTCGAAACCGCTGACCTGACCATTGAGCAGGAAACCCAGGAGCTGCCGGACTCGTACACCGGCCAGGGCAACTACGACAAGCTGTACTCGGTGAAGTCGGTATCGCTGGATCTGAAGGTCACCACCTTCCAACCGGAAATCATTGCCGAAATGACCATGGGCGTAGCTAATAAGCGTGAAGAGAAGCCCTTTTCCGATGAAGTCCAGACCGCCTTCAAGGGTGTCCTGGTACCGCTGGAAAATCTCGGTGCTGGTGATTTTGTTGTCGAGCCCGATGCAGGTGGTCAACCGTATATCGCCGGTAAGGACTACTTCCCAACCGCAGTCGGCATCATCCCGCTGGCCAATGGCAGCATCCAGGACGGCACTAAGATCAAGGTCAGCTACAAGGCTCTGGAGGCCAATGTCATTGAGTGGCTGGCCGGCTCCCAGAAAGAGCGCAGCTTGATCTTCCATGGTGTTAACAAGGCCAGCCGCAAGCAGGTGGTGATGGAGGTGTTCCGAGGCAAGTTCGGTTTTGCCGACAAGTACTCCATCCTGGGCAAGGATTTCCGCAGTGCCGGCCTGAAGTTTGAGGTACTGGCAGACCCGCTGCAGACCGGTGACGGCCTGTCCCAGTGGGTGCGTGAAACCCTGCTGAAGTAAGTCATCCCCCCACCGATGGGCGCAGCCTGGCTGCGCCCTGGAGCCTGTCATGCGTATCGAAAAACCCACCCCTATCGGTGACCACGTCATCACCATCCGCGAACTAACCGTCGCGGATATTCGCGCTTTGCTGGTTGAGTCCATGCAGCAGCACGGCGACGTCGGGCTGATCCCGGCACAGGCTGATCTGGTGCTGAATGCCACGCTGCTGCCTGATCTGCGACTGGACGAGCTGCGCGCCATGGCTCCGATGGAGCCGGAGTTGCTGGATAGCCTGGCCGACTCTGAACTGCAGGTGCTGCGCGATAAGTGCCGGGAGTTGAATCCGCTTTTTTTCGGCATGAAGGCGCGGCTGGAACAGGCGAAGGCCCAGGCGGAGATGATCGCCCTGGCCCAGCTGAACAGCTAAGCCAGCTGGAAACCAATTTGGGCCGGCTGATTGAAGCGGGCCACCCCAATGCCGCCCAGTACCCGCTGCGCTTCTTTGCCGCCGTCATTGATGATCTGAATAGCCGAAACGCCACATGAAAACCCTGGAATACCTGATCAAGGCCAACAGCTCCGACTTTGTCACTGCGGTGACCAAGGCGGAAACCATCTATGGCCAGGCACTCAAGGGCATGGCGGACAAGGCCAAGCAGATCAGCCTGTTCAAGCAGGCCAAGGACGAGGCAGACAGCACTGGCACCGCCCTGGTGAAGCTGAAGACCACGGCGGAGCAGGTACGCAAAGCACTGGGAGATAGCGGCGGCAGTCTGCAGCAAAGCCAGCAACTGGCGCAGGCTGAGGCCGCGATCAGCAAGACCGAGGCGGCCATGCGTGGCCAGGTGGCTGCCGTAGTTTCCATGCGCCAGGCGCTGGCTGCGGCCGGTGTGGACACTCGTAATCTGGCTGCTGAGCAAGACAAGATGGCCGGTGCGATTGCAAAAGCATCTGCAAGCGTCATCCAGAACCGTCGCACCAATGCTGCCCGGGATGTCCTGGGCATCCGCTCCGAGCTGGATATCACCCGCGAAATCAGCCTGGTGCAGGCAGCATATGACCGCCTCGCGGCTACTGGGACAGTCTCCCATAACGAGCTGGACCGGGCGGCTACTGCGACCAAGGCCCGGATTGCAGCCTTGCGCCAGGAACTGCGTGGCGGTGCC